TGCTGCCAAATGAAGCCCGCTTAGAGGCTTATGATGCGATTATGGACTATGCTTTTCAAGAGCGTCTACCTGAGCAAGGAACGGTTGGCCACTTAGCAGTCGCTATGGTTGATGGGAAAATCGACATCCCCGACTTTGAACAAAAATCGGATGATATATCTAATATATATAATAGTATTATATATGAAAAAGAAAAAAGAAAATATAAAAAGAAAAAAGAAAAAGAACTGACCCCTGAACAACAGCAGAAGTTTGAAATCTTTTGGAGAATCTACGATAGAAAAGAGGGGAAATCCCTCTGCCAGCAAATTTGGGCTAATTTATGTGAAGAAGATGTGGATATAATCATAAAATCCGTACCTTTGTATGTCCGATGGAAGTCGGATGTCAAATACAGGAAGATGCCAGCCACCTATTTGAGACAGAGATGCTGGGAAGATGCAATACCGACTGAGTTTTTAGACCACCAACAAACACAACATAATGGATACGAGCCCCCAAAAGATGCAATATATTGACCAAGTCCAAGGGTTAGTTCTTGGAATATTGATGAACAAGGATATGCGGGGTGAGGCAGGGATAGTGAATCTCCGTGATGAATACTTCACAGGGTCTTTTGCCCACTGCTTTAGAGCTATCAAAGACTTGTATCATCAGCAAAAGCCGATAGACCCTATATCGGTTGCGAAAAAGATGAAGGAGCTTAAATTAGTTCCCGATGTGGTTAGCTACACCGTATGGCTTGGCGAGTCTGCTATGGCTGTTGAACATTGGCACACCTACAAGGCCGATTTATTTGAACACTACAAAGAGAGAAGGCTTCAGCAGATAAAGGCAGACTTAGCCAAAGACTTCGACATTCAGAAGGCATTTGATGAGTTTGTTGAGTTGAATAGTGAGCAGATAGGCTCTATTTCTCAGGATGCTCACGGTGCGGCTATGGAGTTGACTCAAAAGCTGATTAGGATTAAGGATGGGCAGGAGAAGGTTCAGATTAGCCCAACATACCTAAGACCACTCGATAAGGTTATATCGGGGTTCTCATCTCCTGACCTAATATTGCTTGGTGGCAGACCTGCGCACGGAAAGACTACGCTGGGGCTTCAGTTAGCCTTCAATATGTCGCATAACGGGCACTCCATTGGGTTCATCACTATGGAGATGTCGAGGCAGCAACTCATATCAAGGCTCTTGTCGAACATATCGAGTATCAACGGATATAAGTTTAACAACGTTGATAAGGACATGAGTATCGAGGAGGTTAATGTGATAGGCAAATATGTCGACAAGCTTAAATCTCTAAAGCTCTACATATCCGACCTCCCCCATGCTACAACCCAAACAATCGAGGCAGAGGTGGTTCGCCTGAAAAGGCAGCACAACATCGAGGGGATATTTGTCGATTATTTGCAGTTAGTATCGCCTACAAAGGAAGATTCGAGCAGAACGAAGGTAGAACAGGTTACAAACATTTCTAAGCAATTTAAGGCACTAAGTAAAAGGCAAAACATTTGGGTATGTGTAATATCCTCTTTGAGCAGGGAAAGCGAAAAGAGAACGGATAAACGCCCCTACACGAGTGATTTGAGGGAGAGTGGGCAGTTGGAGTATGATGCCGATAAGATTATATTCGTTCATAGACCTGTGGCTTTTATGAATGAGGGCGACCCTGACTACGACAAGGTTGAGAACATTATGGAGATTTTGGTTCGCAAGAACAGGAATGGAGAAACGGGTACTGCCATAGCAAACACCGACCTTAGATACACGAGGGTAAGCGAGTTTACTTCAACAGACATAAATAAATTCTAATGATTGGTAGGAATGACATGGAGACCATGAATATGATAACAGACATCGTTTCTGATTATCTGAACATCCCAAGGGAATTTATTTTTGACACTACAAGAAGGAGGTCTGTAATAACGGCTCGATACCTGTGTATTGCCTTTTCAAGGGAGTACACGAGGTCTACGCTAAAAGACATAGCTTATTTCTTCAATAAAAAAGACCATTCTGTTATAGTCCACGCCATTCAAACTCATAGAGATTTATTGGACTTTGATAAAAAATATGTGGAAATTTGTCAAAACATTAAGGATATGTTTGATGATAATTTAGAGTCAAAGGTCAAAATGCCTGCTGCATATACACTGCAAAAAGATGGGAAGTTTTATGGGGTGTTCACGAGATATAAGAAGGCATTAAAATGTGCCCAAGATATAGATGCACATATCGTTGAAATTAAGCACTTAATCTGTTAATATGGCAAGAAAATATTCAGCATCAGCATTTGAGCATCTATACAACAAGATTGTAGAAATGCCCCCAATGATTACAAAAAAGGCACTTGTACGACTTTTGCAAAGCTGCCATCTAACCTTTAAGGCTCAGATTATTCGAGCCTATGAAGAAGGATACAAAAACTACACAATACCCCGAAGATATAATTGGACAGGTCTAAAATACTTCGAGGTCAAATACGGCATACTTAGACAGCCTAAAGGTGAGAACGGAAAAAGGACTTACCTGCTAAGCTCAAAGTTATCAGCCGAGAAAAAAAGCCCCTTTTTAACAAGTTCAAAAAATAAAAAACAAACCAATGAATAAAAAACCATCAGTTTATGCGCAGGGCATCTTTGTTACTGAAAAAGAAGCCAAAGGAACGAGGATTACAGACATCTCCTTCAAAGTAGATAAGTTTGTGGACTTTCTAAACAAAAATGTAGATGCCAAAGGGTATGTCAAGATTAGCTTATGGCCGAAGAGGGAAGCGGATAAGTACGGAACGCACAACCCAGTTGTTAATGAATGGAGGCCAGAAGGATACGGAAGTGCCCCAGCAAAACAAGGGGGATATGCCTCAAGGCAGAAAGACGATTCTGACGACCTCCCATTCTAAGTTTGGTAATAAGAAGATTTTAGAGGCTGATGGTACTAAATCTGATAGCAAATTAGAGTCATATTTGAAGGGGCTACTAGAAATGTTTAAGATTCCGTACACTCAGCAGGTTAGCCATGTTCTCATGCCCTCATTTCGCTACAAAGGAGAGTTGATTAGGCAGATTGCCTATCGACTTGACTTTGTGGTGGCGGGCAAGTGGGCAGTTGAAACAAAGGGATTCTTCACTCCCGATGGTAAGATGAAGTGGAAGATGTTTCTTCACCAATATGGGGGGCAGTATGAACACTGCTTCGTGCTGAAGAACAAAAGAGAGTGCGATAGTTTTGTGAGCAACCTTTTAACTAAGTAAAATGCCTGAATTTAGAGGGTGGACAATCACCCGTTCAACTGCAAAAGGAAAGAAATACACCGCCTCAAAGGGTGATAAGACCGTTCATTTTGGGGCGCAGGGGTACACGATTTCTCCTGGAACTCCGAAGGGAGATAACTACTGCTCTCGTTCCAATGGGATTAAGTCGGAGACCCATTCTCCGAATTGGTTTGCCCGTGCCCTTTGGTCTTGCAGGGGTGCTAAGAGTGCCGATAAACGCCCGTTCTTCGGGGAAATAGAACTGCCCTGATGCACAAATTACTCTCCCTATCTGCCAAAATACCTCAGTTTGATGAGTGTAAAAAAATTCTTATATCATTCAGTGGCGGTGAAACATCTGGGTTTATGGCTGCTTGGATTATGGAAAACTACTCTAAAACCCACGATATAAGATGTGTTTTTGCTAACACGGGCGAAGAAAATGAAGAAACCTATGAATTTGCCCATAAGTGTGATAAAGAATTTGGGTTAAATCTTAGGTGGGTAGAGTATAAGCACAAGGGGTTCATCCTCAAAAAATATGAAACGGCATCAAGAAATGGAGAGCCATTTGAGAAGCTCATTCAGGATTTTGGCATACCCAGTTGGGGCAACCCAACTTGTAGTAGGGTGCTAAAAACAAACACAATAAGAAATTACATGGAGTTCACGGGCTGGAATAGGAGCGATTATTATACGGCCATAGGGATACGCTCAGATGAAATAGACAGGATGTCGTCAATAGCAAAGGGCACAAGAGTTGTCTATCCTTTAGTAAAGTTAAATGTTGATAAGCCGTTGATAAATACGTTTTGGAGAGATATGCCGTTTAGGTTAAACCTAAAAGGTTATCAGGGAAACTGCAAAACCTGTTGGAAAAAAAGCTTCCGTAGGTTAGCGTGGATTATGAAGGAGAACCCAGAGAAGTTTAATAACTTTGAAAGATGGGAGAATGAATATTACGACAAGACACCAAGGGTTAGCAAAAGAGAGTTCATAAATAGAGGCATACACATGAAGTTTTTTAGCAAAGGCATTGGTGTTGATGGGATTAGAGAATTAGCAAAAGACCCAAGTATAACTGAGCCTAAAAACGATGCTACTGAATACGTTGGCACGATTATCAATGGCTTAGATATAGACGAGGGGTTTGGGTGCAACGAATCTTGTGAAATTTATTAGTATGCTAAAAGAAATCAAGACCTTAAAGGTCTATCAACTACGCAACAACTTAGGGCAGGTAGAAGGTCTGCCGAAGAACCCAAGGGTGATTAAGGATGAGAAATTCGCCAGGTTGAAGCAGAGTATCCAGGATAACCCCGATATGCTCAAAATAAAAGAGCTGGTCGTGTTCCCGTTCAAGGAGAAAGGCGAACATCAAAGTCAGCAGATATACTTAGTCATAGGTGGTAATATGCGCCTACACGCTCTTAAAGACTTGGGCGTAACCGATGTAGTCTGCAAAGTGCTGAAAGAGGACACCTCCGTTGAAGATTTGAAGAAGATAGTCATCCTCGACAATGCCTCATTCGGCTCATACGACTACGACTCACTCGCAAACGATTGGGAAAATGCTATGCTCGAAGCTATGGGCATGGACTTGTGGCATACCCTTGAATCTTTTGAAGAGCTAAACTACGATAGCGAAAAGGACACCTCATCAGAGCCACAGGAAAAGTCAAATCGTAAGATTGTGCTTAAAGTAACGCCTGAGAACCACGCCAAAATAACAGACTTCTTGCTCGAACAAGGAGATGGCGAAAACT